AGTATCACCGAGGACTTTCATCATTAGATCCCAGATTCCCAACGCCTTTAGCACGAGGTAGACCGCTGTCACAAAGGTTGCCATCCCAACGAGCATAGCGAGGAGAGGGCCATTCACTAAGGCAATAATCACGGCTCCGGCCGCCCAGATACTGGAGATAAGACCACCTATCCAGAAAATGAACTGAACAATACTTGCGATGACTCTGACGATAAACGTTCCAAGAGCCATCAGCTTTCCTAGGATCAATAGAGCCGGACCGAGTACAGCCAAGAAAGTCCCGACCATTACAATCGCTCTCTGCACACGTTCGGACAAACTATTCCACCACTTCAGCCCGGATTCAATCGCAGATGAGACCGCTCTAATCGCTGGCACTAGGGAATTGCCAATCGTCTTGGCGACCAGGGTCACACGGTTCCCCAGGATTTTCATCTGAGCGATAAACGACTTCAACTGTTTGTCGGCAACCATCTGAGTGAAGCCGCCCGCGCTCCGAAGGTTCTTCTCGTACTCTCTGATCTTGTTAGAGAGGCCAAGTACAGGAAGGATCGCATCTTGAACTCGTGCCTCGAATCCCAGCATAGTTAGTGCCGCGCCACGAGCTGTGGTCCCCATGTGCGCGGTAGCCTTTGTGATACTCTGAATGATGTCGGCCAATGGTAGCAGATTATCAAACGCATCCTTCACCGGGATGTTCATTGCTATGAACGCGTCTTCATTCTCGTTGACAGACTTGATCAGGAGTCGCAGCATTCTGGCGAACAGGTTGCCAGCGAGTTGAGCTTTGATACCCTGGTTGGCATACGCGGCAAGAACTGAGACGCCTTCCTCAACCTCAATGTTGAAACTCTTCATGGCGGTCGCCGCTTTGGCTGTGAGAGCGTTAGAGAATTGTTCCACGGAGGCGTTCGCCAGTGTGTTCGCGCGCACAAGGATGTCACTGAGCTTTGTCATGTTGATCATGTTCTGTTCAGTATCTTTTACAGTCAGACCGAGGGCCGATTGGGCATCAGTCAAGAGATCAGTAGCTTGTGACATATCGAAAGCACCAGCGACAGCAAACTTCTCAACGACTGACAGTGCTTTGATCGACTGAGCGGCATCCAGCCCAGCAGACGCGAGGAAGAAGTAAGACTCGGCCAGATCAACGGCAGAAGTAACTGACTTGGTGGAAATAGTTTCCGCAGTTGTCTCCATCTCTTTCCGCATCGAAGCGGACATGTCACCCATGATTGCAGTGGACTTGGTCATGGCGTCGTCGAAAGAGGCAAACGACTTTACCGCATGACGCGCTATCAATACTAAAGGTAACGTCAATGCCAAAGACATCTTCATTCCCATTGCTGATACTGCCTGAGAAGTCGATAACATCTTCGCTTGAACGCGATCCATCATACCGATGAACTGTGTTCCGTTGGCTGTGATGCGAACACCAAGTTTTCCTAGATCAAGAGCTAACATATCCTACCCCCTATTGCGGCGGCAATTTCACAATGCTCATCCAGTGTTTCTTGGATTCTTCCATGGTGGGAGGCTTCGCAGTCTTGCCTCCTGGAACAGTGAACTTTATCAACGAACCCGCGAGATGAACAGCATTCGGGTTCTTGGCGTAGCTTCGCTTGATCTCCATTGCAATCTGAGCCAGATAGTAATGTTCACGCTTGTCAACCTCCAATTCCTTCTGAAAGAACACCTGCCAGTCAGTGAACTCGGATGATGAAATTCGTTGCTTTACTTCTCCCACAGTGCCACCTATGCGAGCGGCCACACGAAACCACACCAACCGCTCACCGCTCATTCGTTTTTTGCTTCCTCCTCCCCCAATTCCCCGAGACCGTTCATCTCTTGCGCCATCTCGAACAACTTGTTCTGTGCGCTTGAGGGATATTTCTGAATGTCCGCAGCTTTTACAGCCTCGCCAGTTTGATCACGTAGACAGAGAGTCAGGAGCATAGCTTGGAGACCGTTGTAAGATTTGAGTCCTGTAGGCTTCCCTTTCCCATCGTACTTCATACGTTGGGACATCTCGGTCATATACTTGTCGCGAGATTCACCAGTCAACTCTACCAGTGAAAACGGCACCCCTCCCAGAACGACAGGGACAGATTTGAGTTCGAGTGACAGGTCGACCGGAACTTGTTCAGTGCTCATAGTTTCCCTCCTGAGGAACGCTTCATCTCTGGGGAAGGAGTGCCCAATGCACTCCTTCCCATAACAAACTTACGCCGAGTAGTCCGGGGCAATTTCATCTCCATCTGCATCCTGGTTGCTAGGGATGATGGTAAGATCGGCCGTGGGCTGAGCACCTTCAACCGCTTCCCCAGGGGCAAAGACATCAATCCAACCCCAGAACACGAGAGTGGACGCATCAGCGAACGTGATCGTGATCGCCTGATTCACGTTCAGCATAGCGATGATCTCATCATAGACTGCCGGATCATACGCCGCTGTTGCCGAAGCTGGAGTCAAAGTCTTTAGCTGCTTCGGGCTCTTGGTTCTCCAGATGGAATTGTGCATAGTGGTCGTATCATTCTCGCCGCCACCCTCCACACCCGGAGGCGTTACCGACTTCTCCCACAGAGAGATGCTCGCATCTTCTGCGAAAGTCATCAGGGTCGGATGACCATCATCGATTCTACTCATCTCTTTCTCCTTCTCTTTTCCAATCTGGAATTACCCAGCGACATTATTATAGATAATTGCCAACTTCGCCACAGCGGCGGTAGTGTCCTCATGTGAAATGTAGACCCTCCCAATGTTCTGTGCTGCGAACGGGTTATCATCCCCGTCCTCGTCGTGCCACATCTTCACGGCACCTTCCCCGACATTCCAGTGAGCGATCTCGGCCTCACTGGCATCAGTATCGATGAAAGTGACTTGACCATTCTTTGCCAGAGCAGCGAGTGCGGCATCCACATTATCACCGTCAACGAAGATATCCAACTCTAGCGCAAAGCAGACCACCATCGTATCGCCAGATTCTGGAGTGTTGAGTGATGGCAGGTCATCACCACTCCCACCACTGATCGGTACTGCCGCGCCTGATACGGTGCCGACCGTAACACCCCGACGCCTTCCTTTCACACCACTGATTGTCCAGTAGAGATCGACACGGTCGCCTGTCGCAATACCATGCGCAGTTTCGTCCATAGTCATTTCACCAGCACCCGCACTGTCACGCGTTGTTAGCTCCCCCGCATCCGCAGCGGGAACGCTGACGTTGTGAACAATCTGCCCATCGCCTGTGATCGACTTCGATTCAGCGAAGCTCACACCACCAACAGATGAGGACTGTCTGATAGTTGCAGTCACACTCATGCTTCATCCTCCATCGTAATCGTTGACAAAAAATTACAAACCCAAGACATCCTTCTGCTTTCTTCAGGATTCAACCCAAGATATATAAGATCAGCGGCTTGCGTGACATTGTTGATGGTATACGTGCCCGAGTCAAATGTGACCGAAGCATTGTGTACCGTCAACAGGTTGTCTGTAGCCGCTCTGAGTTTCAAAAAGATAGCGTTGTAGTTGATTCCACGAACCCGAAGCTGGAATCCGTTATGAAAGATCGTCTCACCTGTAGACATCAACCTCCCATCCTTAAGACCAGTCGTGCTATAGATGGCCGCGACCTTGTGCGGCTTCGGTGGCATGGCGTCCACATACAAAGACCAGTCATCTGCAAGGTCTTCATCGAATAGACTTTCATCCAACAGGTACTGACGGATCACTTCTGAAGGAGAGTGATTCATTTCGCAATCTCCTTTGCAATCATAGCAAGAATAAGCTCACGGTTTTCCCTTGCAGGTTTTTCAAGGAACTTTGCCTGTTGATTCTCACCACGAGCCTTGAAAGGCTTTCCACCTTTCCCCTTACCGTATTTCTTTTCAATAGCCACTGCATGCTTCTGATTGTATGCCGCTCCATGCGCCGCTTCCAAATCCTCGTGAACATAGACGGCATACTCTGCCGTATAACCTACGATCACTGAACTGTGAAACCCGAATCCTGCGGGACGAACGAATGCACTATTTTTCAAGTTACCTTCATCTACAGGCACAATCTTTTGGCTTTCCCTCTTAAGGAATAAACCCGCGACGATCAACCCACGGCGCAGCCTCTTTCCAATCAACTGCTCGGACTTCTTCATGTTAGCCAGAACCTTGTTTAGTCCAGTGATGTTACGCAAATTTGCCACGTGACTCTCCTATAGAAACGCCAAACGCAGAAAACCAGTTTTACGCAGGTTCGGCATCTGTTTGAATTGCAAAATCTCTTCAGCCTTGTCATTCTCGATTGGATGCGTATAGTCTTCTACATCATCCATGGTGCCGAGCATTAGGATACCGCCCATCAAAACTTCCCTATCAACATACACTTGCGCCTTGGACATCTGAGTAGTCCCGTTGGGAGCTACGAACTCGACATTATTTTCTTCCCAGCGGCAAGCAATCTGCACGGGCTCATTCGGATCAGGGTTGCCATATTTATCGTAGGTTGATTCTGGGGGCCAGTACACCGCATCTTGCCGCATCGCTCTACGAACAAACGGGATATTTCCAGTGTCATCCCCTTCAGCGTTCGTAACGGGAGCCCTAATAATCAATGAATCAGTTGAACCGTCTCCACCTACCGATCTGTTGTATACCCAATAGATTCCAAGAGCAGTAATACCAAGTGCCATAGTATTTCCTACCCATGTAAACCCGTAAGAAACGAAGGCACTGCCACTCAGAGCAACATAAAGAGTGTCCACTACTCCCGCAACTTCTTGATCCCGCGCGACGACCATACCGGTTCCATCTTCGTTATCAACCGCAGTCAACACTTTCGCTACTGGGGGGGATCCACTTGGCGAATAAAGACCCGTTTCCCCGCCTAGAGTATCAGTGTCTAATACGTTAGAAAGGGAGGGCAGGTCCATTCCATTCTCAAGACCACGTGTGACTAGGCCAAGACCTGTTCCTAAATAGTTAATCGCCATGATTTATTCCCAAGTCGGTGTCCAAGTATACGGTCCAGGAGAAGTTCCAGTGCGATCAAGCGTAACAAGCAGAGAATCAGAATCATCATAGAGTTTGACTTGCGTTCCAGCCGCGTTGACAACAGTCTTACCGGCAACCGCTCCGAGGATTTTTCCAAGGTCTATAACGATGGCCGCATGCTCTGAAGATAGTGTTGCCTGACCTGCGAGTGTTGCATAAGCAGCTGCAAGGAGTGTTCTAGCTTCAAACTCAGCAGTCGTCGGTACATCGGAAACCAGTATTCCAACAGCAGTCACGTTATCATTGATTACTAACTGTCCAGCGGTTGTTCCAAGAGCACTCACATCTGCCTTACTTGCTGTTCTACTTGCGGCATCAGTTACAACCGCCGCAATCACACTTCCAACGGCCCCGATTACAGAACCGACTGCTCCTATGACAC